CGTTCTCAATCTCAATTACCCCCGTGCGGAATGGCAAGGAGTTTATTTCAATTCGTGCGGGCTGACGGAAGCGACCATCAAACGTATTGGCTACGCTTGTGCTTGATGCTCCTGAGTTCCAAGCCGTAGTCCAAGAGTTCCAAGTGATGCCAATGCTATTCCAAACCGGGCTGCCGCCCGTTTCGGTAGTGATGACCGAACTCGTGATATTGGCGTTGTAGTAGTGCTGAAGTATCTCGTTGTTTCGTGGGCTTGCAGGCACGGTGAAGCCCTGCGTGAAGTCCGTGAACACCTTGCTGATGTCCTGAACATTCTGCACCGACAGGTTGATGCTGATTTCTTCGTCATCAAACAGGTCAAGGCGAAAGCCGTTGACGTAAATATCTACCTTGTTCATCGTACCAAGCTGCGTTCGTCAAATGCGTAGGTGAAGGTCAGCGTGTAGTTGATGAGCTTTTGGTTGACGTGCTTTTGATATTCTACTGTGCCTCGTTCAGGCTGCACCGCAATCCATTGGCTATTCTCAAGCACCGCTACATACTCGCTCATCAGGATGTCCTTGATGGTTTCATCATAGTCCTGCTCTACGAAGCCTGTGTTTAGCGTGAGGCTATTGCGTGAGTTTACGTTGAATGAATTGTACTTGCCGACCTCAAGTGATGGCGTTGTGAAGCCATCGTTGTAGATGCTCTTTTGGTAGGTGTCCTGCGTGAACGTGCCACGCTCATCGCTGCGCTTGAAGAAGGTGATGAAGTCAGCAACGCCAAAGCGGTTAATGAATGCAATTTGATAGGGCGTGTACTTTGGCTCACATACGAGGTAGTAGCGTACCGTGCCAATTATATCTGAAGCCGTATCGTATAAAACCACATCGTAGTAGTCCCCGATGTCGTGGTTTGATGGTTTTATGGTGCTATCAATCCAAGCATTGTTCTGAAGGTTAGCAGGCCCAACTCCCGCATAGATGATTAGGTCTTGCGTGTTGGTGCTTGAGGGGTCAGGCGGTATGGTGCTTACTGCACTTGTGTAGAGCGTATCAGCATCCCCATTATTCCAAATAATATCTATCTCACCCAAGTCATTTGCTACGCTATTGTTGATGGCAAGCACCTCATAGTTGCTTGGTAGGCATTGGCGGTCACGGCTCGTAGCAAGAACCGCTTGGCTCACCGAAGTGGGCGTGATGTTGGTCATTGCTGCCCATCCATCCGTGCTGATGTAGGCAGCAGTTACACCTGTTGCGAAAGGTGTAGTAACAGGCACAGTCCCATTGTCTGAATACGTCCAACTTCCCGCAGGGCGCACCCATAGGCATTCACCTTGTGGGCTTTGCGTATAGCCGATGTCATTCCAAATGCTAAAGTCGTGGTAGAACTCCGAGCGCACCAAGTCGCTAATCTCGAAGTTGATTACTTCGTTGATTGAGTAGTTTTTCTCAAGCGTGTAGTTTGAGGTAACGGACTTTGTTTTAATTCCCGAATAAATAGCAAGCACCACGCTCATACTATCAAGCGAGTCAGCAGTAAGTGCGTTATTCTTGCCCGTGATGAACTGCGGGCTTCGAGCCATTGCAAGGCTACTTGGGGTGGATAATACAGGTACACTCATTTTCTTGTAAATGCTTTAAGGTCATCTTCGGTTAGGCGGAACGCCTCTACGATTTCACTCGGTAGTTTTTGGAATCCTAATTTGAAAGGTTGTGAGTAGAAGAAACTTGCAGGTATGCCCTTGCGGTAGATGCTGCGAGAAATAAGAAATGCCGTAGAGTCGTAGCTCATAAACTTGCCCTTCTTGTCACGGAACTGAAAGCGTCTTGCTTTTACCCATTTGTTAATGGCTTCAGTCAAGCCGCCCTTTTTACCCGTACCCGTACCAAATCTAAAAGGACTGTTTTGTGCGCCTTTCGGGGTGCCCTCCTTGCCCTTTACGCCTTTGTCTTGAAACTCACCATAAGGCAACATAGAGAGCGAAGCAGAGAACGATTCTCCTGACTTCGCAGCCTTTGCATTCCATTGAATAGAATCATACAAGCCCTTTGATACGTTCTTATTTTGTTTAGTCAAATTAGACCTCGCCTGTTGAACGAGGTATTTGCCAAACCTATCTAAAGCGGCCTGTATCCTTTGGTCTCTTGACATTAGCAGATGCTGATTTCGGTATTAGCAAGCAGCACATCAAAGGTTGCAGTCCATCCGGCAAGCAAGTTTTCAAAACGCTCCGAGAAAGGAACTGCGGTTGCGCTGCCATCTAATTGGTACAGGTCAGAATACAACGTACCCCTACGCAATTCGGTTACCACATCGTTGATGACTGCCAACTGCGTGTTCAGGATGTCTTGCTCGTTGCTCGTGCCGTAGAACGGCTCTGCTTGGTCACGTGGGTTCTCTTTGGTCTCATCTACAATATCCATACAAAGCAAGCTTACGTTCATACGGACTATTTGTCCTTCAAATGTTGCTTGGTTGATGATGATATGACTCAATGGGAAGATGGTCTGCTTGTTCAAGTCCACATCAAAGATGTCTCCTGTCGTGACCACGTTCACTTGGCTATGCGCTTCAAGCGTGTCCTTCAGCTTTTTGGTAATGTCGTAGAATTGTCTCATTTGATTGTTTTCTTTAGTAGGTCGCTTTCTATTTGTTGCTTCTGCTTTTCAAAAGTCAAGAAGTGTAGGCATTCATAAAGTTCGAGCTTGGTGATTTCTGTAAATCGCCTAACATCTCCTTGAGCAAGCTGATAGATTGAAGTATACCATCCCCATTGCTTTGCGAACTGTCCTTGCTTGCTAAATTCTTCTCCTTCTTCTTCTCCAAAGAGGTCAGGGTAGCTTCCAATAGTTCGTTCCCTAAACGCCAAAAAAAAAGCACACCACCAAGTACCACATTCATCGGGGCTTGCTTCATTAGGTCGGCATATTTGCCTGCTGATTCGTATGGCTCAATCAGATAGCGTTTTTTTATTTGCTGCGTGATGGGTCGGTAAAGCACCGCCATTGCTTTATGCATATTCTGCACATCTTGCAGGTAGGTGTCAAGGTCAACAAACTCTCCATAGGTGATGTTGTCCAATTCAGGAATGAAGCCGAACTCCTGTTCACCAATCGTGAACGTAGGCACAAGCTGCGGCTTTTGTTCTAACATTCCCTGTATGTGCTTGGTAACGTGGCTGACGTCTTTGATGCGCACGTTGGGCAGGTCAGCAAGCGGCAGGCCACAAAAGATTTCAAGCATCTTATGGGTAAGGAACTCCTCGTCACCCTCCAAACGTGCAAAGCGTTGGTATTGGTCAAGGGTGATTTCCGACAGGTCGGTGGGTACTACTACTTTCAGTTCCATCTAATAAAATAACCTTTTGAATTTAGCGTATAGCATACCGCCCGTAGTTGGGCTTTGATAGCTTGTTGTATGTTGCGTAGCGCATTGCATCAATGGCGTGGTTAAACGCATCTATGGGCTTATTCAGGAGGTTGCCGTTCTTGTCTTCCGTCCACTTGTAGTTCTGCATTTCCTTAATTAGGTTGCTGCTTCGTGGGGTGATGAATAGCTTGTGTCGCTTCAGTACGTCAATACCCACTATAACGCTATCTGCGCCCTTCTGCGTGGGTTTCACGTTCCATCCCATACGATGCAGCTCCTCAATAGATTTGGGTTCAGCAGAGTCAGCAAATACCTCTGACCGCCTGTCAAGGTTTAGGGACTTGAGATGGTTGCTGATGTCGGGGTTGGTTAGCCCCGTTTGGTAGATGAGTTCATCAAGGTACAGGTTGTCTCCTGCTTTGTACACGGCAACGAGTGCGGTAGGGTCGTTGGTGTAGCCAAAGTCCATCCCGTATGCCAAGAGCGTTGCATCCTGTGGGACTTCTGCATTGCCAAACTGAAAGATTGTGGCTCTGCTCATACCACGCTCACCAAGACCATAGATGCGCCAATAGTCTTCATCGGTTGTTGCGAGACGTTCAATCTCCTCTACGATGGACCTGTCAAGGAATGGGTTGTCCTTATATGTTGATTGGATGTAGGTAACATCATCACGAGTCAGGAGCCTATCGTATATCCAATGGAAGGCATCTGATGGGTTGTAGTCAATCCATATCTT